CCAGAAACAAGGAAAAAGATTCGAGAAGTGCCATCTTCTAGTCCAGTTGTTATTAGTAAAAAATCTAAAGAACTTCCCGGAAAACAGGTAAAAGCGAAGAAGAGTGTTTTTAAAACCGTTTCTAAGATTACTGGAGAAGACTTATTCGGTTCTACTCCAAGTTCTTATGAATCAGCAGAAGCAGTTTCTACAAAAGTTTATATTCCAACGTCTTCTAAGAAAGTAAAACAACCAAAAACATCCAAAACACCAAGAACCCAGTCAACGTGGACCGATCCATTTAGATCGTTTATAGATCGACTTTATTCCCCCATTTATTACCTATTGGACAAATACATGGAAAATAATTTGCAAAGAAAGCTTCAGAACATAGAAAACACATATACTGTCAATAATGCCGATCTTTTGAATAGGATAACAGCTAATCGGACACCTAGTTATACTGGAAATCAAGTTGCTCCAGCGGTTTCTACGAAGGTTTATACACCAGCTCCTCCAGTCTCCATGAATACTGGAGAGCCATATTTCTTTGTAGATAAAAATACTGGTGAGTATTATTACTTTGATGGTAGGAAGGCTAATCGTATTCCAAGAGCTATATAAGGAGAATTAATATGGCAAAGAAATCAAATTGGATCGCAAAAGCAGCGAAGAGAATTGCCGAGAAGGGTACCGAGGGTGCTTTTACTCAGCAAGCACATTCTGCTGGATTTAGTGATGTTCTTGCTTATGCAAGACACGTATTGGCGAATAAGTCCAAATACGATACTGGGACTATCCGAAGAGCTGTATTTGCACTGAATGCGAATAAGTAATGTATTCTATTGAGGAGATCCTAAAAGAACTAAGAAATGAGTTCCCGGAAGCTTCCGACCGGGAAATAGTGAAGATGGCTATGCGCATCTCTATTCCAGCGTTTGCACTTACTTGTCTTCCGAAGTCGGTACCACTTACTATGCCGGAAGTTCATTTCGAGATCTATGATCTTCTTCAGGATAAAGAAGCGAAGAAGTTGGCTATTGCACTTCCGAGAGGTCTGGCGAAGAGTACTATCGCTTCGTTCATCTATATTCTCTGGAAGATATTGCATAAGCCACCAGATAGAGACTTATTCGCTGTTCTTATTTCAGAGTCTAGAAGCCAATCTATAAACTATCTTACTCGTATTAAAAATACTCTAGATCATAATAAAAAAATCAAAAGATACTTTGGAAATCTTGGTTCAGATACTGCAGAACGTTGGAGAGAAGACGATATTATTCTTGCCAATGGAGCAAGAGTTCTTGCTCTTGGTACCGGTCAGAAAGTGCGTGGTCTAATAAAAGATGATACCCGATCTAATATAATCGTTCTTGATGACTTCGAATCCGAAATGAATGCTAATACCGCAGAAGCTCGTGCATTTAATCGGAAATGGATTACGGAAGCAGTTATACCATCTCTTTCTCAGCAAGACGGTAGAATAATCGCTATTGGTACTATAATCTCCGAAGATTGTTTTCTTCAGTGGGTAAAAGACGCTCCGGATTGGAAAGTAATCTGGAAATCTATTATCGATGAGAATGGTAATAGTATCTGGGAAGAGATGTATCCTATGGAGAAGATAGAAGAGATTCGTCAAGGTTTCGAACATATGGGCAATACCTCTGGATTCTTTCAAGAGTATATGAATCAGCCTCAATCTCCAGATGATGCACCATTTCGACCAGAGTATATTCATACCTACGATGGCAAGATTGAAGAGATAAACGGTGAGTGGTATGTGAATTATAACGGTGAGAAGCGATTAGTATATCTATTTCTTGGTATTGATCTTGCTTCTGCTATTTCTGCACATAGTGATTATACCGTAATGACTACTATTGGTATTGATGCCGATGGCTATCAGTTCATCGTTGATATGGTTCGAGTAAAGTGTAATCCTGCAGAACATCCGAAAATGATTATTGATCTATTTAAGAAGTGGCATCATCGTGGTGTCTACATCGAATCTCAGGCTTATCAGGAAAGTTGTCGTATGACTACGAGACAGATGATGCTGGAAGAGGGTATATATATTCCCGGAATTGAAAAGAAGATTACACATAGAACGAGTAAGTCTCAGAGATTAATCGGATTAGTGCCGCTAATGGCTCAAGGGAAACTGATATTCCGACCTAACGATCTTGAAGCAGAACGAGAATTTCTTGCGTTTCCTCGAGGAAAACATGATGATATACTTGACAGTATTTGGATGGCTTCAAATTATGGTTACCGTCCTCCAAAGAAGAGATTACAAACCAGTCCGGATAAGGAAATTGTAAAGAAAGAGAGACTAAGTTGGATGGCAGTATGACGACAAAAAAGACTAAAAAAGACGAAGAACTTAAGAAAAACGACGAAGAGGTAAAGAACGAAGAGATCGATACCGAGGGTATCGTGAAGTGTATTCTCTGGTCAAATAGAGTTGGGATCATAGTAGATAATCTACGAGCGCATGGGATACCAGCCACGGAGAACACAGAACTTATTCGTTTTATAATAGATAAAGCTTTTCCAGATAACGAGGAAGAAGCAATATATTCCGGAGCTTCGGCTATTGGATTTCATAGCGATTCTGCGGAAGTATATGTAAGCGAGGAAGATGTGATATATGAAAAAAGATAAAAATGTTATGACTTCAAGCGATAGCTACTATGCCGAAGAAACACAGGAATTATTTACTAGATTTAGTTCCGGAAATAGAGTTATCTGGGCACAGCAAGCTACAGAAGATAGAGAGTTCCGATATGGTGCTCAGTGGTCCGAAGAAGATAAAAAGATACTCGAAGCCCGTTCTCAGGCAGCACTAGTAATAAATCGTATTCATCCCGCAGTAGAATTGGCAAAAGGAATACTTACATCGAATCATCCTACTTTCCGAGTAACTGCAGCAGAAGATTCGGATAATCAGACTGCTGGAGCAATGAATGGACTCATCCAGTATATCTGGAGCATTTCTCAAGGTGATAGACAACTTTCAAAAGCTATAGATGATTTTTATGTTACGGGAATGGGTGTTCTGCTTGTATATATCGATCCCTACGCCGATGGTGGAAGAGGTGAAGTAAAGTTTAAGGCTATTGATCCATTGCAAGTATATATTGATCCGAATGCGCAAGATGAATTCTGTAGTGATGCATCCGATATTATCATTAGCCGCACCTATACCAAAGGTCAGCTTCAGCGATTATACCCATCTTATACTGAAGCTATCGATACTGCAAGTGGAAATAGTTTCCGAAGTGATATGATAATTACTGGGAACACGAGTGATAATCTCATTGTATTCGCTGGTGTAGAGAATCCGGATCTCTTTGATGGCGAATACATACGTGGCTATGAGCGCTATACTAAAGTCTGGGTAGAACTAGTAAGAGTATTCGAGAGTTGGAGTAGGGCAGAGTATACTCTTACCCCCGAAAAATTCGAAGAATATCTCCAACGTCCTGTCTGGATCATCAATGGCAATATAGCCACCGAAGAAGTTCTTGCTCGTCAGGTAGCAGAACGACTTATGGCAGAGTATCAAAAAGCTCTAGCTCAATATCAGGAATTACTCCAAGTAGCTCAACAGAATCCGGAATATGCACAAGCTATTGCAGAGCAGGGGATGCAACCCCCTCAACCTCCGCAAATACAGCAAGTTCGTATGATGGATCTTGCCGAGCAAGGATTAATTACTGCGGTAAAGGTTCCGATGCAACGAATTCAGATGGGGTTCGTTGTAGGAGATAAGACCCTTTATCGACGCTTACTCAACTGCGAAGAGTATCCCATAATCCCATTAATGAATATGCATACCGGTTCACCATACCCGCTTTCTGATGTAAGGCTGGTGAAAGATATGCAGAGATATATTAACAAGATTAGATCTCTTATAGTTGCACATGCGTCCACTTCCACTAATGTGAAAGTACTGGTTCCGAGAGGAACCGATGTAGAAGCCCTAAAGGAACAATGGGCTCAACCCGGAGCGATAATTGAAGTTGACTTTAGTGAAGGTCAGCCCGTTCCCGTTGCTCCGTTACCAATGCCTAATGAATTATACCAGAATGAAATTATGGCAAAGCAAGACATCGATCACGAATTGGGTCTCTTTGAGAATATGATGGGTAGTCCTCAAGCAGCACCAGATACTTATCGTGGTATAATGATGTTAGATGAGTTCGGTCAGAGACGTATTAAGGTTAAGCAAGCATCTATCGAGCAAGCTCTTACTCTATTGGGTAAGGTTATGATTAGCTTTATTCAAGAGTTTTATATTGCGGAGAAGATGATACGTATACTTCAACCTAATAATTCTCTATCGGAATATGCTATTAATAAGAGACTATACGATGATTATGGTCAGCAAGTGAAGGTAATGAACGATGTCAGCGTAGGTAAATACGACTTAATCGTTATTCCCGGATCTACTCTTCCAGCAAATCGCTATGCTCAATTAGAGTTCTATCGAGATATGTATAAAGACCAAATCATCGATAGAGTAGAAGTCCTTAAGAAAACTGATGTGTTTGATATTGAAGGAGTTTTAAGTCGAATTGACACTATTGAACAATATCAGCAAGCACTTCAGCAAGCACAACAAAGAATTAAAGAGTTAGAAGGAGATCTTCAAACTCGAGAACGAGAGTTATTCCATTCTCGTCTTGATCAGGCTGTATCAGCAGAAAAAATGAAGTTGCGTGAAACTGCACTCGAACAGAGAAAGTCAGAGGAATTATATGCCGCTAGATTGAATGATACGCTCAAGAATGCCGGTAATGCTGCCGCTCTGGAAACTCAGAGAATGATAATGGAAGAACAAGCTCGTCGAAATACTAAACCATCTCCGAAGGAGGAATGATGTTAAACCCAAATAATCAATATGACATGTTTGGAGTTCCGATCAGTGACTCTTGGGAAGATGAAATGGACTCGGCTTCCTTTGGAACACCCGAGAATAAAGACGAGAATCCATCCACTACCCAAACTGATAACGATCAAGTCCGGTATCAATACTGGCAGTCACAATATGATCAGACTCAAAATCAGTATAAGAAGCTTCAAGAAGAGAATGAAGCACTTAAACAACAAATGACAACTATGCAGCAATATCTTGCTAGTATTGCGCAACAAAAAGAACAACCACAAGAAGAAGAAGATGAAGAATTTCCTGACCCACCACCTGTACCTGTAAGACCGTATAATTACAGCCAAGTGGAGGCATACAGTGATCCAAACTCGGAATCCGCAAAGTATTTGAGTGCACTCATAGACTATAATACTAGAATGAATCAGTATAATGCTCTAAAAAATGAGTGGATTCAAGCAAAGCAACAGGAACGACTGGAACAACTGCAATGGGAACAGGAAGAGAAATTTGGTCAACTGGAAGGTGCCAACGAAGTGAAGACGGCATTGGATAGCGTAATAAATACAATTATGAATAACTATGGAGTAGATTATAATACTGCTCTTGACTTTGTTCAGACCATGTCAGATGATAGTTCTATAACTATCGATAATCTATTTCAGTTATATCAGATGCGTAAGATGCAGAATGGAACGAACCCTGTAGCACCTTCGCCTATGTATTCTCCGCCACCCAATCCGAATGCTCAGTTTAATCCTTATGGAGCGAATGCGCCTTCTCCTGATTTCATTCAGAGACAAAGAGCTCAGAGTGTGCCACCCACAATGGGAGTGCATAATGCTCAGTCTGAAGGGGCTACGGATCCAACTCTCGAACTTATTCGTCAGGCGATTAAGCAGAGTAATAGAAATACACAATTTTAAAATAGGAGAAAATTAAAATGGCAGACAATTATACCCCAAAATTCTTCACTACTTCACAAGGTGGAACCTATAATCAATTTACCGTTCCGCCCGTGAATGTTAGTTTAGATAACCTACGTCGGACCTTTGATTTGAGTGGAGAGATTGCGGAACTGCGTCCTCAGGAATCTCCATTCTTTTCTTATCTTACTCGTTTAAGAAAGATGTCGACACCAGATCCTGTATTCAAGATGATGGAACAGCGCCATCAGTGGCAACGTAGAAACTTCTTCATATCTACTGCAGTAGCTACTCTTGATACTGTAAAAGTCTCCTGCAAATATGATAGACGTGGAAAGACTACAACTGATAATCAAACACCTATCTATTTCGTTCCCGGTCAGATAGTAGCTATTGAGAATGCTACCAATGATGGTAAAACTGGAACACTTTATGCTCGAGTGAATACAGTTACCTCTAGTACCCCTAGTGATAAATATGCTCAGATCAAATTAGATGGACTGTTCTTACTTACACCAACTTCTAAGGAAGCAATTAGTGGAACTACTACTATTCCTCTGAATGCTCGTGGTCAGATAATTGGAACTGCATATCCCGAAGGTTCTGGTGTACCAGATAGTTGGTATGACTTACTTGGTCAGACTGAGGGTTATACTCAGATCTTTAAGACTGCATGTCCTTTAATGTCTGGTTCTGCTATGGCTACTGAATATCGTGGAAAGAAGAACGAGTTTATGCGTATTTGGGACGAGAAACTGCGTGAGCATAAGATGGACATAGAACATGCTGCACTCTTTGGAGTAGGCAATGTAGCAGCTTCTAGTGGAATTCTTGATACTGAGGCAAGTAATGCTGTAAAGAGATATACTTGGGGAATTCTTCCTTTTGTATCACTCTTCGGTAACGTAGCTACCTTTAGTTATTCTAATAGTGGTTATAATAGTTTCGTAGATTGGTCAAGAGACATGTTCGCTCCAGAGAATGGTAATAGTGGTAGTAAACTAGTTCTTGCTTCTCGGAAGCTTGTAGCTTGGTTCAATAAACTTGGTAGTGGTACATTCCTCGGTAATACTCTTACTGCTGGTTCAACTCAATTGGATGTTCAGAATATCAAGTCTCAATTCGGATTCAATATTACACGAGTAAGTTGTGTGTTTGGAGACTTCAACTTCGTCGCTCATCCTTTACTTAGAGAACAGTGGGAAGACTATTGCATAGTAATTGATCTCGGTCAGGTAGCTTATCGTCCACTAGTAGGAAACGGTATTAGTCGTGATACTTTCTATCAGACTAATGTTCAAAGCCCAGATGTCGATGGTCGTATTGATCAGATCATAACCGAAGCTGGAATTCAAATTACACTTCCTGAAACACACGCTGTGTTGAAGTGGAACGCATAAGGTAAGGAGGAAATAATGGCTTGGTCAGATATAACCGGAACAAATTATACTGGTTGGAAAACCTACAAAGAAACACTTGCTTTTACTGGTACGGATGCTCAGACGATATATTCTTCTGCGCTTGATAACTTCTATGGAAATGCTATTCTTCCTGCAGCAATTGTTTCTTCAACTCAGAATATATCCGTAACTGCAAATACGATAAAGTTGCAGATTTCAGTAGATGGGACGCATTGGTCGGATATGGTAACCGGAACAAATCCAGCTATTTCCGCTGCAAAAACTGGATGTGGAATATCTCTTGATGTAAAAAATATTAAAGCACCCTTCTATCGTATTGCAATCACTCTTACTCCTGCTGCAACCGGAAATGCAGTAGTTCAATATGCGGTGAAAGAATAATGGCAACAACTCGGATTGATGTTCAGAACTATGTAAATTCCATACTTGGAACAACGGATATTATTGTAGATAATAATACTATAATGGCTGGTATGGAAGATATAGTTAATCGTATAAGTCTAATCAATCCGAAGGCATTAAAAGCGTTGGAGGTACCGGTTGCCCTCACATGTTCCTCCTCTGGTACCTCCATAACGCTTCAGTATGTACCGACAAACAACGAAGAGATTAATGTCTATTATACGAAGAGTAGTATACCGAAGAAGTTGGTAAGAGTAGATAATCCAGAGCATATAACAAACACTTATTCGCTTCTTAATGATGGAGATTATGGAAAACGCTATTTCTGGATTCGTGGCAATAAGTTATATGTTTATCCTTCCGATGAAGGCGATACTTATGAAGCAGATATAGTAAAGTATGGAGTAGATAATAGTGGAAAACTTATTTGGCATGATCGTTATAATTACCCGCTTGCTCTATACTGTTCTATATTTGAACTTAATCGAGTATTTAATGCCTATGTCTCGCTTCTCATAAATAGAATGATTAAAGAGAATGTGAAGTATGATTATACCGACGTCAATAAGAGATTAAAAGCAGATGATGTAGAGCTTGCGGCGGCAGAATTACAGAAGATTCAAACTGCAATAAGCGAACAAGCTACTGCTTCAGATAATCTCAGAGTAATCATGGAGAATACAGTTAATACTCTTCAACGTATAAGAAATCTAAGACAGGAATACTATGACTGGTTTGGTATTTCTATTTCCGCAGGAGGTGAATAATGAAGGCTGGTGAATTATACGATCTTGCTCAGCTAATTATACCAGAACTTACTCGGAAGGCTTTTACTCAGTTCTTTAATCTTGCTATGGATAAGATTTCTAGAGAAGTAAGATTGAAGACGAATACATTGAAGAATATTACCTCAGTTGAACAATACGAGAATCTTCCTATATCCAGCGCAGTTAAGATAGATAAAGTAAGCGATTTGGATCAAAACATATACTGGAAGGTAGAGCACGGAAAGCTACTTATTTACGACAATAATAAAGAGCTTATAACGAATGATACTATCAAAGATCACAAACTTGAGATAGAGTATTGGTCTCGTATACCAGAAACATTTAAAGATATATCTGCATTTACTGATAAAATTCTCGATATCATAGAAGGAGAAGAGGAACCAGTAGTAATCGATGTAGAGAAACAATGGAATGAACAGGAAGGAGAGATAACTGATATGGAAACTCAACTCTGTGCTCTATATCTAATGTTAACAGAATTAGCTGGAATATTCCCTATGACTTCTGCGATAATTGAATTATATGCGAATAAGTTCCAGTATTACTTCCAGAATATCAAAGTCAAATACAATACCTCTGCTTCTCCAGCGATATTTAAACAGGTATATTTCTAATGCTAAGAAGAGAACCGCTCGGAAATACACTTATTCTTGTTCGGAATAGTCTTAAGATTCCGATAGCAAAGACAATGAAAAGAGATGTAGTAAGACTTCCTATAGAGATTAAACAGATTTCTCAAAGTAATCGTATCGCTGTTTCTTCAGTCTCATCTAGTTTCGCCAATATCAAAGAAGCAGGCATTACAATAGTAAACGAAGCGAAGAAGATTTCGAATACTAATATAGTTTTAATATGTAAGAAAGCGAGTAAGTTGAAGGTCTTTGGTATACAAACCAAATATATAAGTAATAGCGTAAAGACATCGCTATTAGAAAAGAAACATTACGTTGTAGGTATACTGCATAAGCGGACTTACTCGCTTCTAAAGAAAATAGGTCTAATAATTTCTGTAGGAATCCATGAGATTATCAGAAAGATATTAGTTTATATAAACGGATTACTGAAAGATGTAATCTATACTTCCCGGAGTAAGATAGAAGTCTTACTCAAGATAATACAAGGAGAAGAATAATGCCAGATAATATGACCATGAAATTGTATATCAATGATCGTTCTAGTGCTGTGCCGTTTGTAATAACGCCGAATAATCCATTTACGCTAGATTTAGTAGATTCTGCAACCGAACCATATTTTTATCACTGTAGTAGAGATCTTGATATACCAATAATAAATCAGATAAGATTTGAATTTCTAGACAGTAATGAGATTGTAATTGATTCTAGAACTATATATATGGCAAGAGATTTACAGTATCAGTTGTATACTAATTTGCCACCAGATTCAGTTAATGAACCAGATATACTTATTCCACATTCATGGAGAGAAGTGTTTAATGGTAGTAATTTTAATATAGGATATTATACTCCATTTCGATTTAACATATGTTTCGATAATGATTATAGTCCACGTAGTGAATTGGTTCCGGCAACGTTATTAGAGAATGCGACTCTAGATGACTTATTCGATAATCTTAGAATAGGTTATTCACTTAGTTATACAGATGTTGAAACTGATCAAGTAGTAGCAAAATATATAGATAGAGGAAAGATAAATAGTGGCGAAAGTATCTACCGTTCTTGGAAATATGATCATGATTTCTGGAATCCAATATATGGTAGACCACCGATTTGTTCGAGAAATGCTGATTATCTGACAAGAACTTACAATCTTTCCAAGAGCGAGTATGAAACATATATGACACAATGTGATTATAACGCTCCATATTATTTAAGTCTTACTCCAATAAGTCTAACTAGTGGTAGTTCTATTAACTATATTACTGATAGTTTTGGTGTACCATATAGCAGAATAAAGAACAATACCAAAATAACAATTACACCAATTATATATATTGGAACAATAACTAACTATAATCCTCCAAGTAACGGATTTTCTTATTTTACAAATATGCTTGGAGAGCCAGCTAAAAGAAGCTTTATAAAACGTGAAGAGATTATAGCTAGTGTTAAGATAAGTAATACAGATACAACTTATAATCCGGAAGTGTTTAAAGACAATGGTATTGGCTGGGTAGGAAACTATAATCCAGACTCGCAGGTTACTGCGGATACATCTATAGATATTACGGTCAATATTAGGGAACAATAATGGCACGTACATTAAACGAATTCTTAGTATCAACTGGTAATTATACTTATGAAATAACCGACGCCAATATGGTTGGAATAGATATAGGTGATCTTGAAATAGCTGCAATATTACATTGTAACTTATCTAATGGTGGAGAAATAGATGTTCTAGTGTGTTCAAGAAAGAATATAGATACACTATTCAAGATTAATCAAGAACACATATTCTATAATCCAAGTTATTGTAAAAACGTTGGAAATGGAAAATTTATTATATCTCTACCATTTTGGAGATTACAGTATCTTGCGGATCTTGGAAATGATTATGTTATTTCTGCCGACTTTGAAATAGTATTATTTGGATTTAGTGCTCTTGAGCGTCCCATAGGAAACGATAATGGAAAGACTTCTTTTCAGTGTATTATAATCGATAATGGTACTATAGAATTTACTAAGAATAGATTTCCGCTTCCTCTGGCAACTTTTAAAGAAATCGTATAATGCCTAAAGAAATAGTTCAATTCAATTCTTTCAATGGTGCCACTCCGGCAGTTCCGGATAGTGGTGCCATTGGTTTTAAGAATGTGCGAGTGGATGGTTCCGAGAGCATAGCGATTCCGGAGAACAAAGATAAGCCGATGAATACCAGCTATGTTCAAGAGAAGAACTTATTCGTTGAAGGAAAAACTATTCCTATTTCTGAGGACCAAAAAGGACGGATTTTCGTAGATAATAAGTTGGTTGGTATAGTTAGTCCACCTCGAGGAGATCGCTTATGTATGGACGTAATTGGGCGTCAGGCAAGCATTTTAGATGACGATGGGCATGTAAAATATCTGAGATATGGATACGGCAATGGTAATCTAATAGATATTGAGAAAGACGAAATCATCTTTGAAGAAGATATTGTATCTTCGGATTACAACTATGCTAATGCTGAAAACCTACAGTTTATGGTTCCCATTAACGAAGGATATTTTTTATATGCCCAGTATGGTTATAACGGTCTATTTCTTTACGATATAGCAAACGATAAGATACATTGCACTGGAAAATTATGTAGTACTTCTCCAATTGCGTGGTGTTATGATAAAGTAGAAGTTGATACTAATATTTTTCGTCCAGCTCATATCTATTTCGCTCATTACGAAGATAATAGACTCTTTATTACAAAACTAAATATAAAAAATTTGTTTGATCCAAATATTAATAGTACTACAATCGAATGGTTCGAAAACATAAGTATAAATTCTTCTGGTGTTATTGCTAATATCGAAGTTATTGAAACTCTTAATCCTCCAGGAAGTAGATTAGATTCTATAGCAGTATCTCATGACTATGTCTTTCTAGGGTATAATATGGGAAGAGATACTCCGATAAGTGAATTAGACCTGGAAGACGATTTCCTCTTTTCTTTCAGTAAGGACTTATTCGTTTATGATACTCCAAAACTTATCTCTTATGATAGCGGAGATCTACACAAGAGCAAGCTTCCGTTCATTCCATACAAAAAGATACCAACTCAGTATTATTATACATATTCTCAATATAAAAAACAAAACAGCACTCAATATGAAATACTTTCGACCGGTTATAATAATAGTTTTCCCGATGGAGATGGTAGATATTTTCGGATACCTTATGAAGTAACTGTTAATAGTCAAGAGATAATGAATATGGAACCAAATACCAATACTACTACCGAATCTGGTTTCTATGATATATATGCAGAACTTCGTAGAGTATATACTACCTCTCCAATTACTTATCCATTTCAGCCTCCATATAACTATGGTTCATCTATAATGTTTATGGAATCTCCCGGATATTGTGGATTTGCTCATGTAGATCAAAACGAAGAAGATAATGTTCTTCTTATCGGCTCTCTCGTAATAGTAGATTACGATAATAATATCGTAGGCTATGAAATTGCTTGTCCGAGTAAGGTATGGATAAATCAGAGAACTGATCATGAATATCCTGTAAGTATTCCAAGTAGTGGTAATATAGAAGATGTCATAAGCTCTCATGTTGGATGTGGTATAGCATATTGGCATCATTCAAGCAATTTTAATCAAGAAGAAAATACTCTTACTATACAAGACACAATTCGTTCTATCCCGCTTAATAGATTAACTAAAAATAACGATGAAGTTTTCTTTGATTCGCAGAATACTTCGCAGGATATTTACTATTGTTGGAATGGAGTAGAACCTACTAATACTTGGGATTATCAGTTTTTTAATTACTGGTTGGGTAATGTACCCGGTTTATATAAATACTTTGGTCGTTTCTTTCATCTTACAAAGTTCTTTAATAATCCTGAAGTAGAATCCGATGGTAGTGCAAGATTTGCACTCTTTGCTTCCGAACTAGAGAATCATGCTGGAAATCACTATAATCAGCGAACTCATTATTCGCTTAATGATACAGATTCAAAAACGCTTCTTACTCCGTCAAATAATGATGTTGCCTATCTATCTGAAATAGATAGCTATGATGATGCTATTAATTTATCTTATTCAATGTTATTAGTTGCTGATCTTTGGAATACTAATGTTGATCTATATAATACATATAAGATGTTTAATCTAGTGCAAGATATAATGATGTTATCTTATACGAATAAGGTTGCTGTGTATGAGCCGGATATGAGCAATATACCAGACTATATAGATCTAACGCTAATCAGAGAAATAGAGTATAAACCCAGTACTATAACATTTACTGAAATTAATGGAAGTGCTTTCGAATCCGGAAAGAGTATACGATATCGCATTGCATTCGTTTACGATGGTGTATGTATTTCACCACTTACTGATCATTTCTGGGATCATACTGTTTCTAATGGAGAAAGTAATAAGAATATCGTTGTTAATATCAATACGAATATAGAACTATTACATGTAGTCTCTCGTAGAATAACTGGATTACGACTCTATGCAGCGGAGATAATAGATGGCACAGAGCAAGAACTTTATCGCCTTGTAAAAGAAATAGAATTTGATACTCATACTTTTACGTTTAATTCTGAAACTGGTCTATATTACGCTCAGATAGTAGATGATGGAACTCGTTATGCTTCGTTTAATATCGATGCTGGATATTCGGAAACAATGAAGAATGTAAGTGCAAAACGCAAATGTCAATGTGTATACAATGGTATGATATTTGCTGGAAATGTATCGTTCCCATTGGATCCTAAAGTCAATGTAAATACAGATAATCTAGTAATTCGTAGTCTTCCTTATCAGCCTTCCGTATTTAATTATCAGGAAGAGTATTGCGTTCTTGGATTCATACCAATTGCATTGATTCCATTCAATGGTAGAATCTACGCCTTTGGTAACGAAGAATATGCCATTATCAATGCTGATACTCTTGCTATAGAATATACGAGTAAGGCTTGTGGTATTGCACATCGTAGTCACGCAGTAGTTACAGATTATGGTATCTTTGTCTACTATAATAATAATCTATATGCTATAGATGGAAATAAAATAGTTTCAGTTGGCGATGCAATCAAAGAAAATAACTATGCTCCAACTACTGGAGAAGCTGAGAATTTTCCTTCATTTAAGTGGCTTAATCGTCGTATATTTGTAGACTATCTTCAGAATAGAAATGCTATTGTAGTAATAGGCGAAACTGCAGATGCAACTAAGCTTCAAGATATTATTATCTTTGCTTATAGTCTGAGTACTGGAAAGTGGGCTACTTATACTATCGATACTCCCAGTAATTTCGACATAGTTAATCTCGAAGGAGAATATACTACTGAAGATGGATCAGTAGTAGTAACCGTATCTACTGATATTGAGACTGCAGAAGAACCTATAGAACCTATAAATCCGATTAATCCTCCGAATTTAAAAGGAGCAGTTATCCCTTCGCCGGGAGGACAGTTAAGTAGTAGTAGATTATCTACGAGACCTTATTCTGGTAATCGTTATCTTACTACCTACGTGTCTTCTCAGAAACTATTTAGTACAGACCAGGTTTATTACAAAGATAAAAACAGAACGATGGAATTAGACTATGTCATAGATTTCGGAACTAAGAATAAGAAGCAGATATATGACATTCAAACTTACAATGGTAATACTAGGGTAGAATCAGAAATTTATATTGACAATAAACCAGCAAGTGATTATTATAATAATATGATAGCGAAATCAGTGTTTCGTATTTCGATAAAAACTAATAAACCTATATCGATGATAAAGTATGTTATTCGTACTTTTGTAGTCAAGGAGGAAAGATGAAACGAGTAAGTTCGTATAGAACGATAGCCTCGTTTGAAGAGATTAATAGAGAGCTTCATCGAATCTGGAATAAGATAGATGAACTAGATAGAAAACTCCAATTAGTTGGAATTGGTAATACTAACATCGAGGAACAAACAACGAGTAATATTCGTCTTGCTCAAGTAAAAAGTGAAGGTGGAACGAAGTGTTATCTTGAAGCGAAGTTCCCAGATGGTTGGGCTCGATTAAATATTCCGTTTGATTGGATAAAGAAGGTGGAATAATGTCACTACTAGGAAATGCACTTTTCGGACCGAAGAGTTTGAGTGGTTATAATCAGACTCCGGATCAGCTAACTCAAGCGTATACCCCACAGACTTATTCGGTTGATACAAGTAGATATAATGCTCTTGGAGAAGAGTTCCTGAATCCATATAGTTCTAGAAATCGTGGAATGTATAATGATCTTAAGAAGATGGGAGTAGATGCGGCAGCTCAGCAATATCTTAATAGCATGCGAATGCAAGCTGCAGGTCAGAATCCATTTGCTACAGGTCAATTACAATCTTCGCTTGCAAGTAATCTCGAAGGAACAAGACAAGCCTATAACAGCTATCTTAATAATGCTTATCAAACCGGAACTGGATTATTAGGTTATGGACTTCAGGGTAGTATGGCTAATGCTGCGGCTCAGAATGCAGCAGCAATGCAAGGTTCTCAAGCGGCATTGAATTATGGATTACAGAAGATGCAAGCAGATGCGACCATGCAAGCAATGCGAGCTCAGAATAAGACCGGTTTCTGGGGTGGATTATTAGCTAATGCTATTGGCGCTACTCCAGCCACAATATTTGGTCTACGCCAACTTAAGGAGTAGAAAATGCCGGGATTTTGGGATTATCTTAGTCAAACAGCAGATAGATATAATCAGATAAGATCTAATTTAGAGAAAGAGCAAACAGAACTTGCAAATATGTATGGAACTCAGTTAAATAATATGTATAGTAATGCGATGAGTGGAATAAATTTAATGGGAGGCTTACTCGGACAAAAATTAAATACTCTTCTTGGTTTATATGGAACTCAAACTAGTCTGGAAGAAGGAGAGAGAAATAGACAGAATCAGATATATTTAACTAAGTTAACTGGAGAGCAAGGATTGGAGCAAACTAAATTAGCAGAAGGTATGCGTGGTTTAAACGCAATAAATTTAGAAAATACATCGAGTAAGAATAAGTTGAGAGAGATAGAATATCAAACTAAATTAACCGAGGAACAAGCAAAAAGAACACAAGCCGAAAATGAAGCTAAATTATTAAAAGCAGAGAAAGAAGAAATATTAAAAGAACCTCTTTATACAAAAGAATATAACAAAGGTTTGGAAATAATAAAGAGTAATAAGTATACGCCAATTAATGGGAAAGTATATATAAGCGATAAAAAAGAATATGAGATAATGAGAAAGATGTGGGGATATAATTATTATCCATATAAACCAGTAAGGAGAAAAAAGTAATATGCCAGTAACATTAGAAGATGTGCGAAGAGAAGCCATACCACTAATTAAACAGAAATATCCGAAATATAAGTCGGATTATGATACTATTATATTCAATTCTCCGGACTATTTAAAAGCGCCAGAGAATTTCTCTGGATATTTTCCGGGAACACAGGGACTTGCGCAAACATATCAGAGTTATGGATTGGAGCAATCTCCACTTTTTCGACAATATATGCAAGAACAGTATGGATATAATTATACACCAACTGGTACAACTACAGGAACAACCTCAGGAGCACCAGAAGAAAACATAGTTAATACACAGACACTATTGAATACTATAAATGCGCTAACTGGTAATTATGACAAATTTTCCGGTTCTGTTCAGCAATATATAGAGAATCAAGGAAAGTATCTAGATCAATATCAGCAAGTACAACAATTACTTATGAAAGCCATATTGCATAATATGTATCAACCAAAGATGACTGGTAATCCATTCTTGGATGCGATAACAAATTATACTTATACTCGTCGTTTAGTACAGCCGGACTATCAATTCCGTGGGCTTTTAGGAAAATATATAGCAAAGAAATATGCTACAGTTAAAGCAGCTCCGGAACAAATACCACCGACGTATG